TCACCTACGAGAAAGAAAAGATCAAGTGGGTAGATCTTAAGGTCAGGACTTACACTCCTGACTTTGTTCTTGGTAATGGTATTATAATCGAGACCAAGGGACGGTTTGTAGCTAACGACAGACGCAAACATAAAGAAATCAAGAAGCAGTTTCCTGATCTTGATATCCGATTCGTATTTTATAACAGCAGATCAAAGCTTTACAAGGGTGCTAAGTCTTCCTACGCAGACTGGTGTGACAAGTACGGTTTTAAGTATGCAGACAAATCAATTCCAGATGCTTGGCTGCAGGAATAATTCTTGACGTGAGCATTTTAGACTATATAACTTGGAGGTTCCTGTGTTGTTTGAAGTGACGATGCTTGTTAGGTTAGACCCAAAGGCAAATTACATTGCCTCTGACAGCGTAGAACTGAGCCTTGGTGATATTATCCAGGATATTCTGTATGACCTAGACGATATTGAAGTAGTAGAAATAGAGGTGAAAAGAAATGATAAGTGAGAAAGACCTAGAGGGGATGGGTTACTTTGAGATGTTTAGTGGTAGTCCACAGTACAGCAAGACACTCATAGATTACTCTAAGTGGGTTGAAAAGAAGATGCTAACTCACGGCCATGATAGGCTAGTAGAGAATACTCTAGGCCTTGTCGGTGAGGCAGGTGAGGTAGCTGAGAAGATCAAGAAGAAGATCAGAGATGGCGAGAAGGTTACCTCTGACGAAATCATTAAAGAGTTAGGTGATGTTCTATTCTATACAACGGCCCTAGCAAACTATTTCCTGTCTGATATAGGCGTTGTCATGGAAATGAATATTACTAAGTTAGACGACAGAGAAAAACGAGGAACACTGAAAGGTTCGGGAGACAACAGATGAACAATCAACTACCAACAGACTACCAAGCATTCATTCACAAGTCACGTTATGCCAGATACTTTGACGGAAAGGGGCGTGAATCCTTTGATGAAACAGTAGACCGATACATGGAAAACCTGGTGTACCCTGTCGCAGGCAAGGACAGCTATACCAAGGATATTGCAGATGCCATCCGCAACCTAGAAGTAATGCCTTCTATGAGAGCGTTGATGACAGCAGGTCCAGCCTTGGATCGTGACAATACAGCTGGCTACAACTGTAGCTACTTACCCGTAGATGACCTTAAGTCCTTCGATGAGGCTATGTTCATCTTGCTCTGTGGTACAGGAGTTGGGTTCTCTGTCGAGAGACAATTCATCAGCAAGCTCCCAGAAGTGCCTCAACTCTTCGAGAGTGAGTCTGTCATTGTCGTTAAGGACAGTAAGGAAGGGTGGGCTAAGGCTTTGCGTCAAGTTATTGCACTCCTGTATAGTGGTGAGATCCCGAAATGGGATGTGTCTCGTGTACGTCCTGCTGGTGCAAGACTTAAAACATTTGGTGGAAGAGCCAGCGGCCCAGCGCCTCTTATTGATCTCTTTAACTTTGTTATCCATACATTCAAAGAGGCCCAAGGCCGCAAGCTTTCTTCTATTGAGTGTCACGACATCATGTGTAAGATTGGTGAAGTGGTGGTCGTAGGGGGCGTGAGACGCTCAGCGATGATCAGTTTGTCAAATTTGTCAGATGATCGTATGCGCCACGCTAAGTCAGGTGCATGGTGGGAAAACGATCCACAACGAGCTTTGGCTAACAACTCTGTGTCTTATACTGAGAAGCCCGACAGCATCTCTTTCATGCGTGAGTGGCAAGCCCTAGTAGAATCTCAATCTGGTGAGCGAGGTATCTTTAATCGTGAAGCCTCCAAGAAGCAAGCAGCTAAGAATGGTAGGCGTAATGCAGACTACGAATTCGGTACAAACCCTTGTTCTGAAATAATTTTACGTCCGTATCAATTTTGCAACTTAACGGAAGTAGTTGTACGTGCCACTGATACTCTTGAAACACTTGGTAAGAAGGTTCGTCTGGCTACCATCTTAGGTACTATTCAATCTTCTCACACGAAGTTCCCTTATCTACGTAAGATATGGCAACGGAATACAGAAGAGGAACGTTTACTTGGTGTCAGCCTTACAGGCATTATGGATAATCCATTAATGACAACAAAGAACAAAGGATTGGAGAAGACCCTTGAACATCTTAAAGCTATTGCCGTTTCTACAAATGCTGAGTGGGCTGAACGCCTTAATATCCCTGTGTCTACTGCTATCACTTGCGTCAAACCTAGTGGCACTGTCTCCCAGCTTGTTGACTCTGCTAGTGGTATTCATGCTCGTCACTCAGAGTATTACATTCGTACTGTGCGTGGTGACAACAAAGACCCACTGACGCAGTTCATGGTTGACCAAGGTATTCCTAACGAACCTGATGTAATGAAGCCTGATCAGACTACAGTGTTCAGCTTCCCTATGAAGTCACCAGCAGGAGCTGTTACAACATCAGATCTGACTGCAGTTGAACAGCTGGAAATGTGGCTTGCATACCAACGATCATGGTGTGAGCACAAACCATCGGTGACTATAAATGTAAAAAATTCTGAATGGTTTCAAGTGGGTGCGTTTGTTTACGAGCACTTTGACGAAATGTCTGGTGTCTCATTCTTGCCATACAATGAACACACTTACCAGCAAGCTCCTTACCAAGAGGTAGATAAAGGTAAGTATAAAGAACTTTTATCGTTGATGCCTCCGTCTATTGACTGGTCACTTCTTTCAGATTATGAATCAGAAGATAACACAGCTGGAAGTCAGACACTTGCTTGTTCTGGCGATAGCTGCGAGATCGTAGACTTAGTGTAAGAGACATACCACCCCTAGCTCAACTGGATAGAGCAACGGTCTTCTAAACCGTAGGTTGCAGGTTCAAGTCCTGCGGGGTGGGCCACATACTAACAGACATCGGAGGATAGTCGTGAGTAAACAAGAGAAGAAAAAACAGTTAGGCATGGACCCAGGAACAGCCAGCCACAGACTAGTAAAAGACTTACTGTGGGACTTTATAGTTAAGAGTGGTCAAGACTTTTGCTTTCAGTGTGGCGCTCAAATGGAGAGAGATGACTTCTCAATAGAACACAAAGAACCTTGGCTACACAGTGAAGATCCATTAGGCCTATTCTTTGACTTAGATAATATTTCTTTTTCACATCATTCTTGTAATTGCGCTGCCTCTAGGGGTACCTTTAAGACATACGTTGATGAGAAGGCTAGGAATAGAGCACGTGATCATAGAAAATACTGGTCTAAGTCACCAGAAGTTAGGCGACAGAAAAGAAGAGAGAAGTACCTTCGTACAGGAACATAGGGGTTAGTATGTACACAATAATTTCGAGAGAGCAGTGCAACTTCTGTGATCTAGCTAAAGTAATGATGGGCAATAAGGGTATTAGTTACGTAGAATATAACGTACACTCTACTAGCTCTAAGTGGGTTTTAACCTTGCTAAAGAAAACAAATCTTACTACAGTACCTCAAATCTTCGATGAATCTGGTAAACTAATCGGAGGTTACACTGAACTTAAGGAGCACCTGTTAAATGCAAGTACACACCCGTAGATTCCGTAAAGACGTATATGATAAGGTAAACGAGCCTTCCAAACAAGCCTTGATTAAATTCCTTGAGAAGGAAGGTCACGAGATCGTATCACAGAAGGAAGACTACTTTGCTGATGTAGTCTCCACGAAGGATGGTCAGACCTTTTATCACGAGGTTGAACGTAAGGCACAGTGGTCAGGGGATTGGCCTACATGGTGGGCTGAGGTTCGTATCCCTGGACGTAAGAGGCGCTTGGTTCAGAAGTATCAGGACAATCTAGAGAACCTATCCTTCTTTGTTGTTAATAAAACGTATGACAAGGCATGGAAGATTAAAGGCACTCAGATGACAGATGACTGTATTAAAAAGCCTAGTGGGCCTAATTACAGAATGCCAGAGAATGAAACCTTTTTTCACATTCCTTATACAGAAGCTGAGCTAGTTACTCTATGATTGGAACTGACACTATTGAAAAGCCAAAGAGAACTAGACGTAAGACTACCTACAAGGGTGCATCTGACCGGAAGACATCCGGTCTAGTGCCCCGCACTACCAAGCAGAAGGATTTTATAGATGCGTTATCATCATCGAATCAAGTATTTGTTCTTGGTCCAGCTGGAACAGGTAAAACTTACGTCACGGCAACGTATGCATCGGACCTCTATACGACTAAACAAATTGATAAAATCGTTATCACGAGGCCGCATGTGGCGGTGGGTAAAGAGCTTGGTTTCCTGAAGGGTGACTTGGCAGAGAAGACTATGCCTTGGGCCTTACCCGTCCTAGACGTACTAGAAAAGCATCTTGGTAAAGGTACAGTTGAAACTGGTATCAAGAACGGCAATATCGAGATGGCACCCCTAGCTCTCATGAGGGGCCGTACCTTTGACAATGCCTTTATCATCGTTGATGAAACCCAGAACATCACTACACACGAACTTAAGATGCTCTTGACTCGTGTAGGTGAAGGGAGTACTATTGTCCTAAATGGTGATGTGCAGCAGTCAGACCTGAAGGAAGCTGATGGACTGTCTAAGGTTATTCACTTGGCTAAGAAACATATGATACCCGTACCCGTTGTGGAGTTTGGTGTTGAGGACATTGTACGTTCTGACATCTGCGCACAGTGGGTGAAGGTGTTTATGAAGGAAGGGTTGTAGTACTATGACATATTGCGCAGACTGTGGTTACTTACTTGATGATAGTAGTCAGTGCCCTGAGTGTAATATAACCACTCTGGAAGATCCTCGTGATTCTTTTGATGCGGTTACTAAACCCTTTCACTACAACCACACAGATGGCGTTGAGTGTATTGACTACATTAGACAAGTTCTAGGTCTTAATGGTTTCATTTCCTATTGCCACGGTAACTTTATTAAGTACCAGCACCGATACAGGTATAAACGTAATCCTGTAGAGGACATGGAAAAGGCTCAGTGGTACCTCAGTAAAATGCTAGAAGCACTTAAGGAGAGGCACCGTTGACAGAGGTAATCAAGAAAAGAAGAGGGAGACCCCCTAAACAAATAAAAACCCTTGAGCAGGAAGCCCAAGAGTTTCTAAAGAAGGAGATTCCTGCTGGGGACTTACCCAGTCGGGATTACTTTGCAGGTGCTGCCTTGTCAGGGTTACTAGCATCTGGGAAGTATCTACGATCAGATGAGATCGTTTCACAAGCATACTGCTATTCATGTCTTATGCTTGACTACAAAAAGACTATCGACAAATCATCATGAACTAAAACCCCCAGCTAATCACTGGGGGTTCTTTTATTTTATGTCTGCAATGTTTGGTACAGACGCCAGTAGTTTCATTCTTCTTTCCAGCTCATCTTGAACTGACTCAGATCCCGAAAGGTACTCCTCTGCTGAAGTCCCATTTATCATTTGAGCAGCAGTGTCTAAGTTTCTTTTACCTTCACCCCTCTTAGCATAGAACGTGTAGTTGTTCCTTATGAATCCTCTGGCTTTGATTGGGCTTTCAGCCACAAAGGATTCAAACATAGACTCTACTTGTTCTTTCTCATAAGAGATTCTATCTTTAATCCAACCTTCTAAAATTGCTTTCTTGTCTGCATTATCAATACTAGAGTCCTCAACAATTTCATTGTAGGTCTTTTCACCATAACGGGGAGAGGCGATAGCATTGGCTTTCCAATCCTCGAAGTCTTTATACATTGTCTTAGCTAGTCTGTGTCTAAGAACAAGATCAACGTTAGCTGTATTAGCTGTTCTATTTGTGTATAGTTGGTAGTTCTTTAGGTTGTACTTAGACATTTCTTTTTGTAGTGAAGTCGTAGGTGGTTTACCTGCAACACCAGTTAGCTGCTTAAGTCCAGGGTCAATCTTACCTCTGGCGACTGGGTTATCAAAGTCATAATAGTCTAAGTCTGTCTCACCGTTGAATGATTGTGTGTACTGTATAAATAAAAGATCAGGAGCAAAACGTAGTGCTCTGTTCTTCATTTCCTCAGATGGAGTACCTGCGCCAAGCATACTTACATCCATACCTTCAGCAAGGTCTTTAGTGTAAGGTGACCCACCTTGATCAGGGGCAATCTGACCAACGATGTCTCTAGTTAGGGCGGTGGCAGGGTTCATTGTATAGGTGGCAATAAAGTCACCAAACTGTCTTCTTGCTGTCTCTGTGGCAGCATCCCCGCCTTCTGTCAGCATGGCAAGTATAGGTCCAGTTGCTAGTCCAAGATCAAATGAGAATTCAGGAATACCACCTAGTACATCGGCCATATCGTTTTTGAACTGCTCTCCATCTTCGTAAGATGCGGGTAGGTTGTTTTCTGCTCTCCAAATCTGATCACCAACATACATGTGTATCATTGTAGCACCAAGTAAAGGCTTAAGGTCAGCATCATCACCAAATTCTTGTATCATTGTGTTCTTTATAGAACCATAATCCACCTCACCCTGGCGTTGCTTGGCTAGTTCGTACCCACCCCACAGCATCATAGCACCAGTAGCTTGCCTAGCATACCTAGTTGCCTTATCCTCTGGCCCTTGTGTGATCTTAGCCCTATGAAAAGCTTCCCCAAATAGAGGTGCATACTCTGACATCTTTTGTATGTGGTTACCCAGATACCTGGGAAACGGAACACCAGCTGCAGTAGAAACAAGGAATGGAACTTTTCTATTCAACCTAACTAAAGCCTTAGTAACCGTGCCAACTGCGGAATCAGAATCCCTAAATGTATCTTGCATCGTCATAGAGTTAGCTTCTTTTGTAGCTGCCTCTACTGAGATACCATCTGGTAGGTCATCTAATTTTGTATTGGATCTGAGCCAGTCAGTCATAGACAGACCTTGTGCTCTGAACTGCCTGTCTAGGTCACCGTAGAAAATAGATTCTTTTAGAGCCGTGTCTGTGAGTGTGTTTGCAAAGTTAGCAGCACGGCCTACTTTAGCAAGAACACTATTACTCTCCATGCCTATTTCTAAACGCATTGCCTCAGAGTACAAACGCTTGGACTCCTCAGGAAGTTCGTCTAACATGATCTGCTTTAGGAGTTGAGCTTCAGTCTTATTCACCGTCATACCTCTTAGGATAGCAGAGGTGTTCGGTATAATATTCTTTATGGCTGTTGTATCACCAGAGATACCTTTGAAGATTGCCTTGAATACTTGATCCGACATATCGGCACCCATAAGTATGCCAGTGCTCATGACGTTTCTTGCTGTAGTCGCAGGCTGTGAAGTCATAAGAGAAACACGAAGAGTATCTAAATCCTGAAAGATGCCATACACTAGACCTACTTTTTTATTTCTGACAGCAGCGGCAGATATCTCTTTGGCGTCTACACCACTTATAGAAGAGGAACCCTTAGCAAAGAGAACATCAATCGGTAAAGCCCCTTCCCTAATCTTACCACCTCTTTTAATAGCACTTTGGAAACCAAGTATTTGACCAGCTCTTGATGTCTCTGCTAGGTATATTAGGGAGAACTCTTCTTTACTTAGGCCATACTTCTTTTTTACTGTGTCGAGGATATTGAATACTCTTTCTGATCCTTCCTCTTGCAAAGCATCAGCTACTGCCTGAGTGATACGAAGGTCACCACCTTGGGTGTCTAACTTAAACTCTCTCATAAGATCTACAGAGGCTGCTGCAATACCCCGCATGGTATTGGCAGAAAGACCTGAGCTAAACTCAGGGTTAGCCTTTGGGTCTGTCATAGATGCTAGTATAGCTTGACCCTTACGCACACGTTCTGGATCTAACTTATCTTTTAGCTTAGCACCTTTAACACCTGCACGAGCAGATAGAATCTCATCTAGGTCAGAAACAATAGTCTGTGCAGCTTTCTTTTGGGCTGCAGTAGCACCATCAATAGTACCCAGTGACCTTAGAGCAGCTTCTTCAGCTTCTTGAGCAAAGGCTTTACCCCTTTCAAGGAGAATGTCATCTATCTTATTCTGTCTTCCTCTACCAAGAACACCTGAAAGAAGACCACCTGCAGCCCCCAAAGTGCCTTCGGCTACACCACCAATTACAGAATCATAAATAAGATCCTTGGTTGTGTACTCAAAATCTTGATCTGCTGCACCAGAAGCAGCAGTTACAACTTCTTCCCTAGTTTCACCTTGAGCACCAGCTTGGATACCACCAACACCTACACCAGTACCAAAACCAATAGCAGCTTCTCTCTTTGCTTCGGCTAGTACTGACCTACGAGCACCCGTTTTTGCTACTCCCTTTTGCGTAGCTTGCTTTAGGCCTGCTCTAACAGCAAGCTGAACAGCCTTAGATCCTGCCTTTGCTCCAAGCTTACCTATACCAAAACTACCAAGACCTATGTAAGTGGATGGAGCTGTAATGATAGCTTCAGAGAAGTCTCCTATAGCATCACCCCAAGTACTTCCTACTTGTTCTGAGTTATCCCAAGCCGACACGAGCCTACCAAAGGCATCTTTACCCGTCTGGCTAAAGTCCTTGTTCTTTACGTAGTTTAAGTCTCTAACTGCTGTTACTTCGTTCCAAGATTGTGCTCTCATGTGTTCAACAAACTCTTTTGTTAAACCATCAAAGCCAATCTCTCTCATTTCATCCTTGGTGTACTTATACCTTCCACCACTGAAAAAACGAACAAGATCTCTTTTGAAGTCATCATCTTCCACAAGATTAACGAAGTCAGTGTCTGGTGCTTTATTGATATAGTCTACCATTATTGTTCAGCCTCATCAAAGAGGTCTTCTGTCGCAGAGGTAATTGGAGCTGGGTTTAGATCGTCACCGTTATTAGAACCTCCTGGAGGAGGGGTAGTAGGGGGAGTAAACTCAAAGGTTGGATAATTTGTAGCAATATCTCTCAAGTCTTTATAACCTGTGAGCAAGTTAACCTTATCAAATATCTCAGAGTATATATCACTCTCATCTTTTTGGTTTAGGGGATCACTTAGTTGCACCTTAAAGTACTCTACAGCATTTTGTACAATCTCTCCTGCAGCATCAGGGTTTTCCCATTTCACATTACCAGTATCTCTGTTGTATTCACCCCCAAGTTGACTGAGTAAGGAATTTTCAATCTGCTTACGAACCTTGGCTGTTTTCTCAGTATTCATAGAGGTGAGGGACATTGGGTTCACACTAAACCTACTAATGCTAGGTGATTCTGGACCACCTTGAGAAGCTGCACTCATAAGGGGTGTCAACGCAGTTGAAAATTCTTCACTGGTATTAGCATATATTGCCTCAATAAGCTTGTCAGAGGTAGGCTCCTCTGCGTATCCCATATCAAAAGCATACGACATAGCAGATGCAACCTTCTCAGGCTTTAAGTTTGCTACAACAGCTTCACTCAGCCTTTCAATACCAGCTCTGCTAATAGTTTTCTCAGGGTTTTCATCCAAAGTATTTAGTCTAGTCAGCAAATTTGTTAAGTTACCAGATGACTCAAGAACTGCAGCAGCTTCTTTAGTCATACCAAAGCCTACAGCAGCAGATACTCTTGCAGCCCTTGCCTTAGATCCTTCTTTTCTTTTCTCAATACGTTCCATGATCTGAGGAAGAATAGCAGCCTTCCTCTTCTCAAGGAGGTTCATCATAAACTCTTCTCTACGTTCAGCTTTGTCTTCTCTGCGATTAAGCTCACCTACTACGCCTGCTAAGAAACCCATGCTTACATCCTCGCCATTAGACCTTTAGGTGCCTCTTCAGCACCAAGGTCCATTTCCATTTGTTCTACTTCAGGCTCTTCTTCCATAGGTTCTTCTACTGACATAGGCTCTCTGGAAGTCTTACCTTCTGACTTACTCAAAATACTTCTGACTAAGGACATCTCTTCTTTGTCCTCTTCTTGTTCATCCTTCTCAAAGCCAGTCTTGTATTCAACACCAACCTCATCTGCTACACCAGAGATGTACTCGTGGATTGTAGGGGCAATAGTAAGGCTGACATCAACAGAGTGTATCCCACCTGCAACAGCACTACGGAGAAGGCCTTCTGTTGTAGCCCGTACATCAACACCCTTCTGGAGAAGGAGCATAACAGCATCAAGTCTCTCTACCTCATTAAGACGAGTGAGGTGAAGTTGCAGTGCTTCTTCTGGATCACTGATCTCAGGTGGGTTATCATACGGTCTGTTCTTGGGTTCAGTAGTAAGAGACTGCCCTGGGATTGGCCGTTCAAACATCTTTGAGTTAGGTTTCATCACTAGAAGTTCTCCACGATTTTTCTAAAGTCATCCAAATATGGCATTACGTTTTTCTTAGATAGAGCTAAACCACCTGAGTTTTCTGAAGGGCCATCGTGATGATACTTGTAAACGTATTCTAAACCTTTACCTCTTTTTTTAGCAAGGTCAAAGTTATACTGCGTGAACTCAATTAAGGCCTGAGCCTGCATTTGGATATCATCTCTATTTTCTTGATTTAGTCCATACGCCTTTCCAGTTCCATCTAGAAATTGACCTAATCCGTAAGCACTACTTGACCTAGCAGCTGCGTAGATATTAAAACCAGACTCAGTTCTTGCGGTAGCAAGTGCATAGGCTATCTCTTCGTCTGAGGCATCCAAACTTCTTCCTGTCTCAATTATTGTCCGAATAGCCTTTTCTTGTTCTACCTTAGGTGCACCACCAGCACTACGTGTAAAGCCTTCTATCTCAAGGGGGTCATTGTAGTAAGAGTGACTTACTACTTTATTATTTCCTGTTCCCTTTTTACCGTATAGTCTTTCTGTTAGAGGAGGAAGATCAGGAGTATCCCCAGATACGGAAGGTGTATCAGATAGAGATAAAGTTACGGCATCAACCATACTCTCTCTGTTATCCAGCATCGCAATACGGTACTCATTAACACTGTCTAGAGGGGACTGTGGAGTACTCTCTTCTTTTGATTTCCTAATGAGAGAGGAATCAATACTACCTAAAGCCTTTTTAGCCTGTTGCTTACCACTTCCAGTGGCATACTTACTTCTCTTACCTGCCATCCTTTGGGATGCACGTACAGACTCTGCTGTTTCCTGAGGGTTTCTATACATAGTTTTCCCTATACTTTAAAGAATATTTTAGTTAGAAGGGCACCCATTGCGGAGTCCTCTTCAGCATCAATTTGTTCCCTTACGGCATCCAACTGCATGTCCCCCAGTAGTAGAGACAAAGCCCTGTCGGCTTGGTTCTCACCACCTGTGAAACCGTAGTCCATAATATCTCTTTCCCTCTGCCAGACTTGGTCTAGAGCCGCCATTGTAAGACCATTCACTGTCTTTGCATAGTCCATATTTGACTCGTTTGCAGCAGCAGTATTGAGTGTAGCTATGTTCTGTCTCCACTGAGCATTAGCCTGCGCAACTACAAGATAGTTCTGGGCATTAAACATCTCTCTTTGGTTCTGAATGTTTGCATTGAACTCAAGGAGTGAGTTAACTTCACCAGCATTAAACTGCTTCATGGCATTCATTTGGGCAGCATTAAACTGTCCAATAGAGGAGGAGAGATTAGCAAAGAACTGATTGGTCTGGTTCTCAGAACTAGCATTGAACTGTAACGCAGCATTAGCAGCAGCCTGATCTGTGAGCAAGCTATTCACTAAGGACTGTTGCTTAAATAAGGCAGTCTGCTGTGAGTTAGCTAGGTTAGTCATGTCTACCTGCAAGAAGTTCTGAGCATTCTGAACGTTAGCTTGTTGTCTGTTGTTCAGGTTCTGTGTGTCAATTTGAGACAAGGCAGCAGCCTCTGCCATAACCAACGCCTGAGAGTTGCTTAGGTTCTGTAACTGCATAGTATTAGCAGCCCTAGAGTTTTCCAAAGCAATCTGCTGTTCAGCAGTGAAGTTCATGTTAGCAATCTCAGATACTTTAGCGGCATTCATAACCTTAGCTTGGAATGCTTGGTCAAAGTCCATCTGCAAGAACTTAGCTCTTTGCTCTGCTTTGAAGAGGGCAACCTGTTGTTTGTTAGCTGTATCAATTTGAGCAATAGGAAGAGCAGCTTCCATAGCAGCTTGTATTACTGCCTGACCAGCCATAGAGGAAGCACCTAGACCACGAGCGGCAAGCATTGCGGTAGCATTCCGCATAGATCCAGCAGCCCAAGCTGGTGTTTCACCACCTTCAAACTGTTGCATAAGGTTAGCAAGTTCACCTTGAATAGACGCAGCCTGTACTTCACCAGTACCAAATGCTTGTCCTACTTGTGCCTGATCTACTCCTGTTCCTGTTACAGTCTCTCCTACCTGCATGGTTCTGGCGTCAGGTGCCACAACATCAGTTGAAGTACCAGTAGCTGATGTGAGACCAGAAAGGGATGTACCTGTCTGCTGTGCTGCATCAATAGTCTGGGTAGGACCAGTGCTTTGTGCAGCAGTCATTCCTGTTGTAGCGTTCTGCACATCAGAGAATGCGTAGTTAGGTGTTACTTGTGAAGCACCAATCTTCTGTGGCGTGTCTGCCGTAGTAGCTGCACTAATCTGAGCTACTTGATCAGACTCAACCATAGGTGCGGTAGCCTGAGCCTGACCTGCAGTAGACTCGACAACAGAACCATATACATTAGGGTCAATGTAAGACGTAGGAGCTGCAGCAACAGCACCACCAGGTGCCACGTAGGCTTGAGCAGCTAAGTTTCTTTGCTGTTGTGCTAAGTCGTCTTCAGTTACTGTTTGCTCCCCTGAAATGAAGTCTTGGTTTACTGTCGCCTCTGGGGGTGGAGCATTAGCTGCAGCCTGTTCTGCCAGCTGTGAAGAGTAGGTATCCGTTACGTAGGTGTTGTACATATTCTGTACAGATGTTTGGTCATACCCTGCTAAGTCTTTATTAAACCCTTGAGCTTGACTGTACTGATCAAAACTCTGAATACCGATACTAGCCTTACCAAGGTTATCAGCCTGTTGAGCCTCTTCTGCAGAGGTGTAACCTTGTGAGAAAGTACCGTCTGGGTATTGGAGAGCAAACGTTCCATCAGCTTGGGTAACAACCTGGCCACCCGGTTTGTAGTTTAGGGCGGGGTTTACCGTAGCGCCAGCATACACACTATAATCTACAGCAGAATTACCTGAGGCAGAATTACCTGAGGCAGAATTACCTGAGGGATTCCAATTAGCGGCTTGATTGTCTGCATCTATCTTTGCTTGGGCTTGTGCTTCTGTACTATAAAATGTTGAAGAGTAAGTTCCATTCGGATAGAATATTCTAAACTTATTCTTACCATCATCGTTAATGGGAGATATTACACCACCACCCATAAAGCCTTGGATCATACCACCTTGGTTCTGGCCTTGAGCACCTGCAGCAGAAGCTTGTGTCTGGTCCTGTGTAGTGAACTGCTGTACCTTAAAGTATCCTGGTGGGATCGGCTGAGAAGGTATACCATTGATGTGCTGCACATACATGCTCATACCAAATCTGTTACGGTACAGTACATTTTCAAAGGCTGGTGCTGTTCCTGCAGCTTCCTTTTCAGCTTGCGTCTGAGGTTGGTAGAAGGTTGCTTGGCATGTAGCTCTATTATCAAACTGAGTGGCTTGTTTCTTTAGGCCAGCTTCATAGGTTGGAATAGGTGTCTCACTGGTGCCTGTCTGACCAGCACCGTAGGTAGGTGTGACAACACCAATGTTAGGTGTACTCACAAGAGGAGTTTGGTTTATTGATCCTGTATCACCTCCCGTAATTTGACCTGACCCTGCAGGAGTAGAATTAGAACCTGTTACTGTGGCTGTAGGTGTAGGTGTAGGTGTAGGTGTTGGATCTACTTTTATTTCTTTCTTTTTATGAAATGCCCACTGTAATGCGTTCTCAAGGACAGGGGTGCCTCCAAGGTAATCACTAATTCTTTTTTCAGTATCGTCATATGTTTCAGCTGCTTTTGTACTGGCTAATTCTTGCCATTCTGGCGTACTACTTGGAGTTGATGCCACAGTGTCAGACGTTGAAAGCCCTTGATCCATTAGACCTTGTTGAATTAATGCAGCAGCTGCAACATTATCATTGGTCATGAACTTATATTCTTCACCAGTTTCAGGATTAATCTTACCTGCATACTCTTTCATGTTTTCTTCTGTGGAGTTGAGATACCCGTACTCATTCAAGGCTCTGTCTACAGCCTCAAAATGTATCTTTAGACCAGGGTCATCGGGTGTTGTACCTAAGGTTCCACCATCATAAAAGCCAGTCCCAGCTGCACCTGAAGAGTAACCATACTCAGCAATAAGCTGTGAGCCTGCCATATAGTCATCTTTAATTTCCGTACTGCCTAGTTTTGCAGTATTATCTCTTCCTGTGAGTTCAAATACTTTATTCCTTTGCGCATCTAATACAGCTGTACTGACACCTGTAGCTTGTGCTGCGTAGTACAAATCCGCAAGTTTTTTGATTTCAATTTCTGCAGCAGTAGCCATACTATTCTCACCTTGGTCTGTAAAACACTTATACTTAGTGCAGTAAAGTGCTTTGTGTTTTTTTCATACTTGCTTGTGTAAATTTCTGGTAGTTGCCTTTTAGAACTTCAGGCATCTGAATGTAGCTTATTGTAGCACCGTGTTCGTCTGCTATTTCTTTTGCTACATCATAGAAACTTTTGGCTACACCTGTTCCAATGTTCCAGACACCTGACTCTTCAACATTAAAGAATCTCTTGTGGTAATCTACAACTTGATCCACGTGAATGAAGTCCCGTTTATAACTCTCTGATCCTTCAAAGAGTTTAATGACACCGGACTCCTTAGCCTGTTTAGTGAACTGAGTATGAGGGCTTGCCTGACCGCCTTTGTGGTCTTCGTGTGGCCCATACACGTTAAAGTACCGAAACGCCTGAGTGATAATAGGAGCCTTCCTCAACTCAATATATTTCTCAAACATTGCTTTACTACGAGCGTAGTGGTTCTGAGGGTTAAGGGGAGCATTTTCCTCAAAGGATGACTTCAACCCGTACACTGACGCACTACTAGCAAACTGAAAGTTTACTTTATTCTTTATACACTCCTCATAGAGATTAATAGAGAAGTCTAGGTTTTGTTTATAAATCTTAGCTACATTCTGCTCTACAGTAGAACTTATAGCACCTAAGTGAATAACCCAGTCTACCTCGTTTACCTTAGAGATCGTCTGACCCCATTCGTGGGGTATGACTTCGTGTTCTTCCCTGAGTCCACTGACCATGTTCTGACCAATGAACCCACTAGCACCCGTAACTAGGATCTTCATTTTTGGCTGTCGCCCTTGGCTACACGGTAGTTATCCTCAACAGAGTCTGGGGTAGATACCTCCACTATAGTACCCTCTACTAGACAGGTAATACGGTGGGGAACAAGAGGAGGGTTATGCCAAGTGTCACCCTCTTTAAGCTCTTCTACGTGCTCACTAGCATTCTCAGTATCAATCCAAGTTACTAAAAACTTACCAGTTAGGACAAACCATGTTTCATCCTTTTCTCTGTGAAAGTGCATTGAGAACTTAGCACCCTGCTTAAAGTTCATGAACTTACCACAGTACTTATCATTAGTAACCCAGATAAGCTCTGATCCCCAACCCTTTTCTACTACACCCTCAAGCCGCATTGTTTATTTCCTCTAGTGTGGGTGCATATACACCTATGTGCTGTACTGTGATTGAAGCAGCAACCATTGCAAACTTTATTGCTTCATCCATATTATATTCTTCACAGTACTTATAGGCAAGAGCAGCTAGGAATGTATCACCAGCCCCACACACATCGAAGGCTTCCACTTTAGGTGGAGTGTAGGTCTTGTTATTATACTCGACTTTCTTTGAGCCGTAAGTAACTATGAGGTCTTCTGTCAGCCTGTCAGAGGCTTCGTACTCATACTGGTTAATCTTAACAAAACATCCATCAAAGATAGATAGATCTTTCTTCTTAGTATCAACAAAGATAGGACCACTGTACTTGCTTATAATCTCAGTGATGTCATCTTCGTTAAAGAAACCCTTGTTATAGTCAGACACAATGACTACATCGTACTCGCTAAAGTCTTTATCTGCGGCATCAACAATTTGTTTAGAGATCTTTTCGTCTACTCTAAGGAGTTGCTGACCAGTCTTACTGTCTAGGTATCTGTGTTTTCTCTCACTAAACTCTGTTACAATGTGAGCTTCAGCACCAAGAGCAAGTACGTTATTGAAGACGTTAAATGCCATGCCCTTCTTTGTGACAACCCTATCCATATCTAAGACAGGAACAGGGGCTTCTGGGCTTATTCTATTGATACTACCGTAGTGATAATCATCGTAGCAGCTGTCGCCTATCAATAAAATCTTGAATGGTTTTTGTCGTTGATTGACCATTGGTTCTCTCATAGAAGATTACTTTCTTACAGTACTCCTCCCCAATGATTGGCTTCCCCTTCCAATCTGACCCCTTAACCATAATGTCAGGTTCAAATCTTCTTATAATTTCTATTAGCTCTTGGTCAGTGTTGAACACGGCAACATTACTAACAGGCTTAAGAGATAGCATAAGACGTTTACGAATTGACAATGGGTTAAATGGTCTTCCTTCCCCCTTGTTATACTCAATACGTGTGTCTGTGTCAATAGCAACTAGAAGATGATTACCCAAAGAAGAAGCATATTCAAGCATGTCAAGGTGACCTGAGTGTAGTACATCAAACGATCCGTTGACAAACACTTTCTTCATTTGTAGTATCCAGTCTAAAAGGAGATCCGATGTCCAGATTCAAACATATTATTGATCAAGAACCAAGTCAACAGGCTCAACAAGAACTTCCACCGGATTGGCCTAAGGTATTTCCTAAGTCTATAGTCGGCTTAGACCGTGACGGTGTTATCAACATTGACAGGGGTTCTTACATTACTGACCCTGACGATTGGGAGCCTATCGAAGGTTCACTGGAGGCTATCCGTAAGCTAAGACTAAAGGGTTATAAGGTAGTTATCCTGACTAACCAAGGTGGCATTATAAAAAAGGAGCAGACACACGAGCAAGTGGAAGCCATCCATCAACGTATGTTTGAGGTGTTTGGCAATGCTGGTATCTACTCCATTGATGGTTTGTTCTATTCTGAGTCTTCACTTAAGAATGACATCTTTGCTAAACCTAATCTTGGTATGTTCCACAGAGCAGAGAAAGAAATCTTTGGTGACAAGGCTAGGTTTAAACAAGGTGGCTTCTACGTAGGTGACAAGATGTCCGATCTTAAAGCTGCGGAACGTATTGGTGCCACCCCGATCCTAGTACGTACTGGTCACGGAGTGGCTACGGAAGGAGAGTTGAAGAAGTTCTCTAAAGAGAAGCTAAGAAAGAAGACGAAAGTTTTCGACAACCTCCTCCGATTTGTTGAGAGGTTGCCTTAAGCAGCAGCCTCCCCCAAGTCTTCTACAACTGAGTCGTTGTAAGGGTAGTGTATCAACTTACCTACCTCCGGTAAGTACAAGTACTCAAGGTCTGAGTTCTTGATTGTACGTAGGGCATCCTCAAAGGTCTCTACGAGAGGCTCACCTGCTAGGTTAAAGCTCGTATTAAATACGATAGGTACACCCGTCTTATCTTTGAAGGCTTTGATAAGTCCGTAGTACACAGGGTTCTGTTCTTCTGTCACAGTTTGGATACGGCAAGTACCGTCTACGTGTGTGATAGCAGGAACTTCACCATGCTTAGACAACTTGAAGTCCATTGCATACATCATGAATGGTGACTCTTCCATTCCGTATGTCTCGAACCATTCCTCAAAGTCCTCTTGCAACATAGATCCAGCAAATGGACGGAACCACTCCCTACCTTTTACTTCGTTGACATGATCCTTACCTTTAGGGTCAGTGGGATCATAAAGGATAGAACGGTTACCTAGAGCACGAGGACCAGCCTCTGACCTACCTTGGAACAATGTAACAATCTTACGATCAACTAGTAGAGTAGCAATGTCCTCTGGTGTTACATCTGTCGCCTCAATGTCCCCAAAGTCATAAGACTCTTCACGTTCTGGTCCAAGGTATAAAGTGCTAAGGGGACGAACAGTCTTGTCCTTAGTCTCGGTGTAGTGGACCAGTTGAGCCAATCCTAGAGCAGTACCGCCATCATGTGAAATAGGATCTACATAGATGTTCAGGTCAGGGAAACGTTTCTTGTAGTAGTAGTTGGCTACACAGTTAAGACCGTAACCACCAGCAATGACAATGTTCTTCTTGCCCGTCATTGCCACAGCTTTTTCAATCAAGTCACCAACAAGACGTTGGGTTTCATCTTGGACTGCCCATGCTAGATTTTTAGCAGCTTCTGTAACTTTAGAAGGATCATTGTGCCAAGCTCGTGGGTCTTTATTAAGTGTTAAATATGGGTGACGTGTGTGATCAATGTGAGCACCAGCAGGATACTGAGGAATAAATACGTTCTTATTGCCTCGTCCTTCATAGAAGAGGGTAGGAATAAGGTCATCGTCTTTACCGTATGGTGCAAGACCCATAGTCTTACCAGCTTCAATGAACCCAAAACCAAGGTACTCAGATACAGCCTCATATGCTTTAACAAGGGTAATAGCTGAGTCCATTTCTACACCTGACCCAACTACACGTTGCGTGTCGGCATTACCACCGAAGGACTGAAAGACAGATTTAATACCATCCTCATAGCCACATTCAAAGATGGTCTCAGTCTCAAAACCAGGGTTCTTATTACCCTTTTCATCCAATTGGATCTCGTGGCGTGTTCCAGAACCATCTACGATAACAGCTACAGCATCTTCAAAACCTGAGTTATAAAAAGCTGCAGCAGCATGTCCAACGTGGTGAGCATGTCCTGCGTTTATGATCTTGACGTTAGGGTTGTGTTTACGAACCAAAGCACTGTAGGGGTCTTCACCTGTCCAAGGTAGCTGAGGCAGCTGTGTGCTTGTCCCACCAAGGACAATAATATCAATACCGTATTTTAAGCCTTCAAGGATACCCATAAGTGGGTTACCATCGTACTTACTACGGGACAGTCGTTCCTCTTCAACATAGAACTCAAGCTTACCATCAACAAGGAGAGCAGCACTACCATTATGACCAGGGTTAATTCCTAGAATATTCATATTACTTCACCTTCTTTTCAATGTCTTTTACGATAGACTCGTACATTTTATTGATCTCTTCGTCTGTGAACTCTACAGTGCTTTCGTTCATACGATCAGCAAGGTGACCCTCAAGACCAGAAATACGAATAGGTGAATAAACTTTAGGAGTGTCCCTTTCGATAATATTAAAGTAGTTAGGGTAGGTGGTATTAATAGCAAATGTTGAACCAAGTACCACTGTACCTGGTTTATTCAAAGCCCTAGCCATGTGCTGACCGACAGAATCACAACCAATAAAGTAGTCGGCTGCGTCAATAAAAGCAGACCACATACGCAGGTCAGCTTCTGGCTTCATAGTGTAAGTATCTTGTTCCATCCAAAAGTTTTTCTCTGCAAATAGTACAAGGTTGTACTTAGTTGAGAGCTTTTTAACAAGTTTGAGATACGTGTCAGGATTAATAGAACGAGATGATTGATCAAGCAAAGCATTTTCATTTGGCTTTTCCATAGATCGTCCAAATGGTTGGATTACTACGGTCTTTTGCTTCTGCTGTTGTTGCTTTACTTGTTGTATAAAGTTAGCAGCTTGAAGTTCTTCATTCCTATTTGTCTTAAGAATTGGAACACCAAGGTCTGAGTGGTCATCTGTCTCGTTAATCAGATAGTCAAAGGCTTCTGCCAATGACTTCTCTTGTTTAAAGTAACCAGGAACACGATAAGGTTCAGGCGAGATAACTCTGTCAGCATCTAAAAGAAACTGCTCAAATGCACCCTTTTGGTCTGGGTTGAACACCTTGTCTTGTAGTTCAGGAATACCCCAGTATAGTGTGTCCCACCCACTGACTAAAATCCTGAAGTCACTGTTAGTTTTGTTGTATTTGATAAAGGCGGGGATTGCCGCAATAGCTCTACCAGCACCCCCATCAATCATAAAGACGGTTTTCATTGTATCTTCTTTCTTATTATCATTACAAGGCCATTACAGCCTTGGTGTATCAGTATAACTTAGTTTAGACCATTTGTCTATAACCTAGTCTAGATCATTAGTCACCAAAGAAACAACCGAAAAAGGTTGCAGAACACGATCCTGCCAAACAGTTTCCTTTTGGAATCACCATGTTCATCTCGAACACATTCGGACATAGATTATTTCCAAAAATACATACTCCACCTGTTGTAGTCGAACCTGCGTATGGGGTTGCGAAAATAGTTGTAACACAAAAATTTCTTGTTAATTCTGCACACGTCCTTGAATTACCTATACACATATTAACGTACTCAATTGGAGTAACAGTTGAGGCGTCTGCTGCGGGTGTGATATAATTAGTTAAAGGCATTTCATAATTTTCCTTTTATGTAGATTTGATACCATAAACTGTTAGTTTAGACGAAGGAGCTATGGAATAACCACGAGATGTAATAGTAGCTGCATCTGGCACTGCTGATTTAATACAGTAGTCTGTCCCTCCGTAGCATGAGGGAAGTACAAGACCCTCAAAAAATGTTTCGTCAAACAATGCTACCGTAGGTTCATCTGTAATCCCTGTTGCATAGTCCTCTGTTAACATAGAGTATAAAGCATAAGTATTTCCTAAAGAAGTTAGGCAACAAGAAGAGTCTCTGAAGTAGATAGTATCATTAAACATACAAGCACCATTGTAGATGAAAGGGTTGGTAAAGTCTACGGTACAAATACATCTATAACAACAATCACATTGCCTCATTGTTATGATACCGGCACCTGAAAGATTACAGAAACCACCGTCTTTATAGAAGACTGCAATCCAAGTTTGACATTTTTCTGACCAGTAAGCACCAACGTTCACAGTGTTTCTTGAACCATCAACAATGCTTTCATTTTCCCTGCAAATCCGACCAATGCAACACACATTTCCAGAACAAAGGTTAAAAGTAGTTAGATTTCTGCAATCCGCCCCATTGCATCCAGGAGTGGTAAAGATACGGCAAGCAAAACAACCCTTCTGTGCAGTAGAGAGGAAATGTCTTCCGCAACAATAGTATGCGCAGAAAGCACCGTTTCTACAACAGTTCATAGTGGGAATCCCACAGTTCCAAGCATCTTGGTTACAAGACATATCCCAAGCTCTAAGACAGTTACTGCCGCAAATGAATATAAGAATATCATCTTGGAACATAGGAATTTGACAAACACTAAAACCAACATGGCAGATACAGCAATTACAATAAGCTTTTGATACGTTAAAGTAACGATCAGTACAGTTACAATTTTCAAAAGTTGAGACAAGGTAAGAGCAATTATTGGTAATTCTTTTAGAACCATATTGACCTATATTGTTGTTGTCTGTATTTGAACATGCGTGACTTGCGCCACAAAGAACTGGAAGTGTTGCACCAGCCTCTTCTATGCCATTTACCGCACAAGAATCAAAACGGCAGATGTTTGCAAAACAATCGGATCTATTAATACACAGACCAGTCCAAAAATCATCGGCACAATTTGTGACGTAATACGTCATTTTTGAAACAGTGGAGTCACTATACTTTAGAGGATAATTACCTGTAGTGTCTTTGACACATAGTGTTGAGCTTGGCGGTACAATAAAAGTACCAGAAGCAGAAGTCTTCAGATCTGTATGAACTTTATGTCCGTCTAGCTCAAGATCTAGTTTGTAATTGAAAGAACTTGAAGTGCAATTGTCTGTTTTATATACATCTCTGATAATAAAAGATGTACTTGAATCAGTCGTAATAACAGCCTGAGTAGCATCACTTCCTAGTGTTGAGTCAGTTAATGTAGTATCTACTATTCTACAGAATTGATCTGCCATTTTCTTTTCCTTTTTAGCTTAATGCGTTTCCGTATGCCATAGCTGTGGCTACGGAGTAACCAGCTATATTAGTTAGTTGTGAACCATCACCCTTGAATGCCGTGGCGCAGACTGCAGTTGTTGCACAAACAATTGGAGCTACGACACATGTCGTACCGCACATTATGGGTGACTTCATACAAGTATCTGAGCAAAAAATGTTAGCACAGAAGTTAGTTCCTAGAGATCCATTGCTTGATGCTTTAGTCCCTAGGCAAGTAACAATAGTTCCAGCACAAGTTGTTGTAGCTTTACCTGACAAACATGTTGCCAGTCCATCAACATTAGCTACTGTGTGGTTGTGGCTATCATCAGCGATAGTAAGGCTAAGGTTAGCATTACCTAAGTTGGTGAAAGTAGCAGAACCTGTAGCATCTCCACAGATACAGAGGGTAGGATCAGACGTTGCAGTAGTCGCAATGCTTACGTTACCTGAACCATTTACACCTGAGACAGAACCTGTGACTGCACCAGTAAGGCTGATAGATCTTCCTGTAGCCCAAGTCGTTGCAGTATCCGCATTACCTGTTACGTTACCTGTAACTGGGGCACACACTCTTGCAAAGTTTACTGTGTCACCTGTACCTACAGCCTGCCCAATAGCAATGTTAGAGGCATTTACTGTAACACCTGTTCCTGCGCCAACATTAAAGGTTGTACCGTCTAATGTCAAGCCAGAGCCAGATGAGTAGATAGATGTTTCAGCAACCTCTGAGAATACAATGGCAGTTGTACCAAAGACAATTGTACCTGGAGTACTTAGAACATCTAGGTGACCTGCATTTGTACTACCTTCTTTAATAAAGAATGCATCACCTTGACCAAAAGCATTAGGGTCAGATGGGGCTGCAGTATCAGTATCTGAAGAACGAGTAATAACCCAGTTAGTACTTCCAGAGCCAGTGTTAGTAACTACGTAAATACCATTCTCGTACTGGTTAGTTTGTTGAGAAATAATAAGACGATCATTTACTGAAAGTGTTACATCGTCTATTTCTAAAGCTGCTTGTGTACCGTTGTTGGTAAGTGTAGCTCCAACACCACTAGATCCATTGTCGTAAGTAGCACTTAAAGATGCTGTAGTCTCTACTCTAACTGGAGAGTGGTAGTGCAAACCAGCAGCAGCAATTGTGTCTACGTACTCTTTTGTTGCGAGTTGGCAAGCAGCAGTTGGGTTAGCACTAACACAGACAGACCCGAAGCATACATTGTCTGAAGTGCCTACAGACTGACCAATAGAGATGTTACCACTTGAGTATGCTACACCTGTACCACCCACTAAGTGACTGTCAACTCTAGCTGTTGTATAGTACTGATTTGTACCTTCTGCTAGATCATCTGTGTCATGGTTAGAAAGGGATGAAACAGTACCAGTTACATTACCAGTTACGTTACCTGCTAGGGTACCATACAGGTTTGTAGCACAAACACTTGATACGTTGTGTATACACTCAGAGTTGCCATCCAGAGGTCCACCCAGTTGTGGTGTAGTGTCTTCAACAACCTGAGTAAGGGCATCACCAAGGGTGAATGCTGCAGAAGACCAAATAGTTCCTGTATAAATTCTCAGAGCATTATCTGTTGTATTCCAGTATAATGTACCCGTTAGTAGAGCGTCACCATCATTGTCTACTGTAGGGTCTGATGCCTTATCACCAAGGTATCTATCATCAAAATCGTCATAGGATGTGGCAGCATTGTTAGCTGATGTCAAAGCAGCAGAAGCTGAGTTGCTTGCATTTGTTTCAGATGTTGCTGCATTAGTCTCTGAAGTTGCAGCATTGGTAGCAGAGGTTTCAGCAGCTGTAGCTGACTGCAAAATACCGTCAACGTAAGTCTTAGTTGTGAGGTCAGCAGCATCAGTCGGTGTGTAAGTCGTGGTGATCTTATTGGCACCCATGTCAATGGCACCAGCCATTGTACCACCAGACAAGGCTAGTCTTGTATCACGTTGGGTGTCAGTGTAAGCCTTAGTGCTGGAATCTTGTGCAGCAGTAGGATCACCTAGTCCTGTAATCTTTGATGTTCCCATGGCAATAGCACCAGACATGGTTCCACCAGTCAGGTTCAGCTTAAGTGCATCTTGTGTGTCTACATAACCCTTACGAGTTAGTGTATCATCTGTAGAAGGTGTAGCTGTAGATGTAGCCTTGTTAGCACCTAGTACAACGTCACCAGTCATTGTACCACCAGCTAGTGGGAGCTTACCTGCAATGCTTGTTGTGATTGTTGTGCTAAAATCTGGATCATCACCAATAGCTGCAGCAATCTCGTTAAGGGTATCTAGTGTACCTGGAGCTGAGTCAATTAAGTTTGAAACAGAGGTGTCAACATACAATTTGTTGGCTGCATCACCATCAGCACTCGGAGCTGCAAGAGATGTAATCTTTGCAGAACCCATGTCAATTCCTGCAGAACCGGACATGTTTACATCAGCAAATGTTGATGTACCTACTGAAGTTACATCTCCTGTTACGTTACCCGTAACGTTTCCTGCGACATTACCTGTGAGGTCACCTGTTACATCCCCAGTAACATCACCCGTGATATTACCTGTAACGTCCCCTGTTATGTCCCCAGTAACATTACCCGTAACATTACCAGTTAGGTCACCAGTAACATCACCTGTAACGTTTCCTGTGACTGTACCTGTTACTGGACCTACAAGACTAGTACCTGTGATGGTTGTACCAGTTATAAGACCTGGCGTAGTGCCGCCAATAATAACACCATCAACAGTACCGCCATTGACATCGACTGTAGCAAAAGTACCCTGTCCTGACGTACTAACTGTAGTAAAGCTGCCAGAAGCAGCAGTAGAAGCACCGATAACAGTGCCATCAATATTACCTGCATTAATATCTACCGTAGCTAGTGTTGCTGTACCTGTGGCAGACAAGTTTGGAACGGTTACTGTATCACCAAAGCCTGCAACACCCGTGACACTAAGTGTACCTGCCAGTGTAGTGTTTCCTGTAATCCCTGCAGTACCACCAACAGTAAGGTTGCCACTTGAACCAAGAGTTGTAAACTCACCAGAAGCAGCAGTTGTATTACCAATAACAGTGTTATCTATCGTACCCGCATTGATGTCGGCTGTATCAGCCACAAGGCTATCAATATTAGCAGTGCCAGTGATGTAAGCATTGTTCCACTCACTTCCTACTGCACCTAGATTATATGTTGCATCTGCAGAAGGGATAAGATCTGAAGCAACATCAGCATTTACAGTGACTGTATCAGCAGCATCACTACCAAGAACAGTATTACCATTTACAGTAAGATTCCCAGTAACAGTAGCATTCTCGTGTACTGCCAGAGTGTCTATATAACCTACACCGTCAATATACAGATCTTTAAACTCAGCACTTGAAGAGCCTAGATCAATGTCATCGTCTGTTACAGGGACTAAGGCACCATCCTGAATACGGATTTGTTCAGTTGTGACGCCACCAACCTCAGAGAAGAAACCAACTCTGTTATTAACAGTGTCTACAACGACCTTATTAAGACCGTCAGAATCCGCAATGAGAGGTACGTAACCACCTTGCCCTGTGCTATTATCATGCTTGTGGCCTGTAGAGGCTGCGAAAGCTGCTAGTAATTGGTTGAGTTCATTGTTAATTGGTTCAGCTTTAATAACCTGCCCAGAAACAATATCGGCAACACTCTGTCTTGTATAACCTGCCATTTATAGTCTATCCCCTACTCCGAATGTCACTACAAGCCCTTGGACACTGTGTGACGCATTTGTGTCATTTGTAACATATCTAAAAGATACTGATTTACCTGATCCTGAGACATTAACCCTTTGGACAGGGGATGGGTTACCACTCCAAATAGTAGAAGAGTCATTAAAGACAGCTTCGTTATAGTAAGCGGCAGCACCTTCTGTGGTCAGTGTAAAGTTAGATGGATTAAGAATAGTATTGTCATCATAATCATAGACTACTGACATTACGATTTGATTGTCACCCTCTGACCGTAAATAAGTAGCAACGGTATGAATAATCTTACGTTGCTCTGGGTCTTGCATGTGCAAGAATGGCGTTTGGTAAAGGCTTACGATGTTACCCCCACCAAAGCTATTACCTGATTCTTGTCTGTGTACTTTGCCACTGGAGTCGCCATGTATGACGTACTCTTCTTTGTCGATATACCCACTATCAGCACAAGTAACTTCAATACCGAGCATTTGACTAAACTCAAAGTTAATGCCACCTTGTTGGTTTTGACGTAACCCTCCAAGTAAACCGTTTCCACTCTCTACATTGTAAAACAATCTAAACTGAGATTTACCCCTAATGATAACAGAGGATACAGCATCAAGGTCATTGGTTAAGATGACATCAGAAATAAAAGATTGAATGTTCTTGGTTAATGTTTCCAAGTTAACATCACCAATTTTATCTGTACCTGAGATAGGTCTAATACCATCTTGTGATAAGAAGATCAGGTCACCACCAATCTCAACAACACTATCTGATGCTAGACACCCAAGGTCATCTGTTACGTGCTGAACAGACCAGTCTGAAATATTGTTGCCTACAATTTTTTTAATATTGTTGACCCCAAATACAAACAAAGAGTCACGAAACGGTTTAATTGATACAACAGGAAAGCCTATGTTGATTACACCAGCACCATCTGCAGGTGACCACTTGGCTTCGTCTGTAGGAGCACTGAAGTACAAGTTGTGGGGTTCAGCAGGATCACCTGCAAGCCACATGTGGTTCTTAAATACTGCAGCAAACTTAGGATCTGTGGGAGCATTAGTGTGTGTGATCTGGGTGTAAGTTGTGCCATCATACGTAGCTGCAGGGTTTACACCATCTGTTAAAATAACTTTTGCTGTCCCCCAGTTGAACCTAGTAAATCTTACTTTTGTTACACCTGTCATTGTAGGTGAACCAGAAGTTGTTACGGCCACCCAGGCACTCGTTGCGGTGTCCCAGTGATGAAGGTAGTTACTTCCTGTAGAAGGTTTACGTGCAGCAAGAATACCATCGTTAATGCCCGAAGCTACAGCCACACCAAGAACACTGCCAGAGCTGTCACCTGGAACTACACCGTAGTCGTTAGTATAACCACTCACACGTCTGTAACCACCTGTCGTAGCAGGTTCGTAGTTAAGCAGGGAAATAGCAGAACCAGGTTGTAACTCACCTTGAGATAAAACATCCCTGTTAAGATTTAAACCACCTTGTGAAAATACTTTAAATGATGCTAAGTTATCAGCCATTCCTTGAAGACCTATCAATAACAGTAGACACAAGTGTCAGCTTATCATCAATCAGAATCCTACGCATAGCCTTAATGCCATCTTGAAAACTGCTTTGGTGGATGGATGCACTCTGCTCATTACTTCTGAAACGCATCATGTACATCATAGCACCGTCAATAATAACGTGCTTAAATCTAGCAGGTATAATAGAGACATCATCAAAAAGGTTTAGGTCAGCTGGGTAAGCCCAGTATACGTACTCTACTTCGTATTGTTTATTAGGAATAGGAGTAACACCAAAATTGCTTCCGTATGTTTGATATACAAACTCTGGTGGAGCACTCCCTACAAGGGGGTCAACGTTATCGTCTGTTGGCCTGAAACCAGCTGTGTATTGCTCAAAAGAAAGAGGAGAAAGTTTTCTTGGTTGATTTTCTGCAGATGCTGACTTCTTGAGATAAAAGGTTTCCCAGTCAACAGTACTCATATCAGAGGGGAAAGCGTACTGGCGGGTGCCTACATCAAGGGTCTGCACGTAAGTTGTCTTTAAGAAAGGCCACTCTTGACCATCTTGTAAAATAGAACGAATGCTATTGTTGATAGCATCTTTAGCAAGAGCTTGTACGTTACGAACAGTATCAAAGCCATCACCACTTGAATCAAGAGTAACCTCATTCAAGCGTCTTAGCAGTTCATTCGTAAGAGAGATGTATGTTGTCATCTTTGTATCCTGCTATTAGGTAGGCTGAAGGGCCAGCCCCTTGACGAGACCAGCCCAACAGGTTAGGTAGGTTTAGGCTAGGTTATATCTAGCTGTTACCAAGGCTTCTGGCCTCAGTATTTTTCTACCATAGAGATGCATACCACGAACAATGTCAGCAAAGCTGTCTGGGTCACGGTATGTTTCTGTTTTGTTGATCTGCTCAGCAGTAGCAACTGCAGAGTCATGACCAGCTACGATAGCACCAAAGTTAGTGGACTGTGCTGCTGTGCCTGTTGTATCTGCACCAGTGCCAATAGAAGGCAAGTTGTTAGATACATAGACACGGAAGCCATTCCAGTTGTTGATAACCAGGCCGTTACGAAGGGCACCTGAATCACCGAAGTCAGAATTCAAGAAACGTGAATCTTCGTCCATCAAGATTTCCATCATGATCGGGTCAATTACGACCCATCTGCCATCTTTGTCAACAGACTTTTGGTCAAGCAAACGACCCATACGTGCAATCAACATAGTTGGAGATACGTATGCTGTTGGAAGTGCTGTTGCACCAGGCAAACGAGCAGCAACTGGAATAGAGTCACCAGCTACACCAGCAGTTGTGATATTGCCGAAGTCTGGGCGTGACAGTTTATTAACAGCCAAGAGTTCGTCAGTACCAGCAGTTGTGTCTGCTTTAGTGCCGTTTACAGTGTCATTCACTGTGTCTGCGTTACCATGCAGAGCAGACTGTTTGTAGCCTGACAAGTAACCCAGAACTTCTTGGTCATGCTGGTCAGCCAAGCGGAAAGCCGCACGGTTGGTAGCAAGATCAATAAAATTCACATGTGAATGGGCCTCCTCGATATCGTCCATCTTGAAAGCAAAATAGTTAGCTTTATCAACGACTAAAGAGAAGTCAGCATCTGTAAGATCTTGTGCAGCAATGGTTGTACCACGTGCATAAGCAGATACGCTCACCTCTGGCTCTTTAATAATTTTGACGGTATCGCCTTGGTTTGCAATCTCACCAAAATAATCACTATTGGTGATATCACCTACAACTGTGCTCTTTCTGAACGCCAGCTGAGTTTTCTTAGAATAAATGACACTTGAAAAGTTGCCATTGGGAAGGTTGGTGTACCCTCCTGCGGATGCGAAAGCCATGTGAAATCCTCCATGATGTTGGCTTTTTGAATAAAAGCTAAACACCTTAAAGAGGCTGTTACTTTTCTAGGGTGCAGAAGATACTCAGTTGGCCAACCGAATATCTACTGGGCCTATACTTGAACAGGTGGTTCTTTATAGTTTAGACTTTTTAAAGGGAAAAGTATCAATAGAGGTAGTCCACGAGGGAGGCTCTATACAAGATACGAGTAGTTATAGTTAAGACACGGCCAGTGTCAACTATTTATCTGGCACCGCCAGACATATCGTAGACGAATTTACCTTTTCTCATTGCTTCAGTAATTTCGTCCTGACGATCCTCAAACTCTTTTGTTGACATCTTGGCTACATCAGACTCTTTAATCTGTCCTTGCAACCCTTTTGCATCAATAGAGGTTCGAGTTCCTTTGGTAACAGTAGAAGCAGCAGCCTTCTTAGATTGTCTCTTGGCTGCTGGTGTCATACCATTATCAACTTTGTAAAGATCAATAACACGAATTACAGACGCAGGGTCATCCATGTTCTCATACAGAGCATCTTTAACCCACTTAGGCTGTTCGTCAGCCCAATCGTGGAAGCTCTCTGAGGATCTTAATTCATCGAAGTCATCATGTGTCTTACGGATCTGGTTCTCAGCTTTTATCCGTAGAGCTTCATTATGAGCATCATCTAATTCTGTTAAACGTGACTCAGCTTTACTAAATAGTTCTTTAGCTTTCTTAGCTGCGATTGTTTCTACAATACCTGCTACGTCTGGGTATTCTTTAGCCCAAGCCTCAATGTCTTCATCAGACTTAGGAGGAACAATACTAGCACGTTTTGCTGTACCGGAAAGAGCTTCTAACTTATCGTTGAACTCTTTCTCTTTCTCCTGCATGTGCCTGCGCAAGTCACCATAACGCTTCTTAAAGGATTTCTCCTCAGCACTCAGGTTAGAGTCATCTTCTTGTGCTTCTGATGCCTCTTGGGTTTCTTCTTGTTGGGTATCGTCAGAGGCCTGTACCGAGGTGTCCTCAGTGCTTTCGCCACCGGATTCACTTTCAGTAACTTCTTCACCACGGGCCTCTGCCTCAAGACGAGCAATCTCTGCTTCTTCTTGTTCTAGTCTCTTTTGTTTACGGGAGTAGTTGGAACCCCTCTGTACAAAGCCAGCTGTTTTAGGGGATTCCATTGTTGTCATGTTAGCCATAGTCTTTTCCTTATGTTGGGGCCAGCAGTATTGCTGGGTAGCCTTATTATTTTATGGGTAGTTACTTTTTCTTATTTTTCTTTGGGGCCATTAGGCCACCTTTGTTACTTGCTGCCCAAGTGGAAGGATCACTTGCGTCAAACTCTTTACCACTGGCCTTGTAGTCTGACACTTGCTTATCAATTATCTTTTCCATGTCAGACTCACCTTGAGCCTTACTTCCAGTAAAAGACTTTAGGTCTTTGAATGGATCATCATCATTATTGCTACCCACTGACTGAGACATTACAATCTCTTCATCAGCAGCTTTTTGTTGAGCAGTTTGATTTCTGACTTCTGTAGCCCTAAGGTTATTTTTAATCATTTCAGGTGTATAAGTAATTCTACCTGTCTTAGGATCTCTGTTGTATTTAAATCCCATTCTATCCATAACAGTTTGAGAATTCTTATTACTCTCACCTCTAATGTCATCAAGGAAATCTACAATAGCTGGTTGCTCAGCCATAAATTTTGAAATCATACCATCAATAGACTTAGCCTCTTCATCCATACCCTGAGCACGTGCAATCTCTGCTGCAGCTCTTAGGTTAGATACTTGACCTAAGGCCTGAGCACCTAGACCTATTCCTACTGCTGCAATACCAACGGGACCAGCAAGGGCTGAGAGACCTTGAAGTACACTTCTTTTACCTCTGCCCATTTGACCTTCAATAACACTATTTGCGTAGGCCATTGGATCGGACCAGTCTACATCCAGACCCCAGTCTTTAGAATCTTCACCCTTAACTGGATCAGGGAAGTCTGGCTTATCATCTTTGTTGCTTGCTTGAGCTTGAGACTGAGCTTGTTTAAGGGCAGAAGAGCCTTGTTCATAATAAGGAGGTTGAGTAAACTTCTCCATTGCTGGGTTCTTAAGCTTACCGTCAACAAACTCTACAATCTGTGTACTGCCATCTGCAGAGTTAACAAATGTTTTAAAGGTTGTTACGCTCTCTTGTTTTGCTTGTTGCCCTTGGTTATTAAAGGTAGAACCACCTACTACAGCAAAGGCTGAAGGATCAAAAGTAGAAGATGGGGCAGTTAGACCAGCCTGATTAAACCCTTGCATCATACCGCCTTGATTGGCCTGTACTGGTGCAGGTGTTTGACCCATGTTCTGTTGTACTTGTTGAGGGGATAACGGTTCCCCACCAATTCTACCATTCTGCTCCATACCCTGCAAGCCTGACTTTGCTTTGTTACGAAGATCCTCAAAGAAGTTCACTCCATAGAAACGAAGAACATCAGCAGGTACTACGTACTCACCTTCAGACAGCATAGCAGGGATATCATCTCTGACTTCCTTAGCCATAGAACCAGGCGGGATTTCATTACCAGAAACAGGATCTTTCTTCATGCCATCGTCTTTGATGCCACCTTGCTTCATGAAGGCCATTTCCGTCTGATTGTTCATTACTTTCCCGCCTTGATTAAATTTTAAAGAGTCACTTCTTTCTCTTGCAGCCTGTAGGGCATCTTTTTTATTTTTGTGAACACTTGTGGGTTTGATAACCTCAGCATCTAACATCATTCTAAGGGTATCATCATCGTAAGAGTAACCCTTATGGATTGTAGGTATGTTAATCCACTGGCCCTTATACTTAAAAGTAGTAGATTTTTCAGAGACCATTTCACCTTCAGACGTTTCGTACACATCTCTGCCTACTTGTGTCTTTGAGCCTGTCTTAGTTCCTACTTCAGCCATTTACTTTTTCCCTGAGATACTTAAAGTTATTTAAGCAAGCTGCCTGACCTTGTAACCTATACAGATCATCTGCAGATTGGGCTTGTTCCATCTGTCGGTGAACTTCGTGTAGTCTGGAATTAATCTCTGCAAGAAATGACTCCCAGAGATCTTTATTGTTCACTAAAGGTTTTAGATTATCCATTACTGCGCTGGGCCTTGTCCTGTATTAGCTGAGAAACCAGGCTCACCAGGCGTAGGAGCCGTTCCTGTGCCCATTTGTCCTCCACCGGACCCTTGGGTGTCCTGAACCTGAACCCCTGCTGGAGCGCCCTGTGGGCCTGCCTGAGGAGGTGCTGGGGGTGGTGGGTTCTCTGCTTGGAACTTCTTGAGGATCTCAGCCTGAATTGCTGCATCTGTCATAGAGTTTGCTACCTTGTCAGGATCAAGATCCATAGAGCTTGCAATCTCACGGATAATATAATCCATTTTGGCAAAGGGTGCAAGTGCTGGGTTCTGGACTACACCCAAGAACTGCATCAGTCTCTGGCTACGTACTTCGTTAGCCATCAGGGACTGAGTACCCTCAGCCTTAACCTCAAGGTCACCCTTGATCTCAGGATCAAAGTCAAACTGCATATTGAAGCTAAAGAAGGCTTTACCTAAGGGTGACAGCAGATAGTCATCAATGTTCTTCACTACTGTACGAATAGATCCGTTAGCAGCAGACATGAGCATAGAGATACCAGAGGCTGTACGACCCACACCACTGACGCCTGTCTGACCGTGTGCAAAAGATGGGAAGCCTGTAGACTCATCAGCAAGGACACGAGCCTTGTCAAACATCTGCATGTTCTCGTTAGACACGTTGGGGAACTTGGTTCCAAAGATGCTCTGTCCTGGTGCACCCCCTTGTCTTCTAAAGACTTTTCCTGGGTAGATAGACAAATCTTGACCTGGTACAAGGTTAGTTTCGTCAATCTCAATGATGAGGTTACCGGATAGTGCGGCATTGTCAACCGACATCCTCATAAAGCCATTCATGAGTGTTTGAGTATCGTCCATGTTCTCAGCAATACCAATACCAAAAAGAGAGTATGGGTTCACTTCAAAAGGAACTGCGTAGTAAGGAAGAATAGCAGGTGTGAAGGGGTTCATCACAAGACGTAGTACTTGACCGTTACAAACCCAAATGTTTACTGCGAGTTGTTCTTGATCCTTCAACTCTTTTGGGATGTCAATGTCATGATCTTCGAGAATGGTTGTATCGACATAACCCCAGAACTCAAGAACATTAAATCTTTCTGATTTGCTGTCCTGATCTGCATCTTCCATGACTTGTTCCCACCACTCTTTGGTGTAGGACTCACCCATGTCGATGGCTGTATCAATGGCGTTAGAACGGAAGAAAGGTCTTCTCTTTAGTCCTCTCATCTGAGAACGAGACATCTTGTGACGTTCAATGACATACTCAGCTTCATCCATGTTGTTAGCATCTGGGTCAGGGTAGAAGTTCCAGATAGAAACAGAGGATGTCTGAGGAATGGTCTTAAAGACTGGATCGTAGGTGCCTTCGTCATCCCAGTTTGGATATTCTTTATCAAGGGCAAATGGACCCTTCATGACACCAGTTCCAAACAAAGCACACTCAAAGGCTGTAGTACGTAATTGTTTCTTGGCGTTAGACTCTTCTAGCTGATCATGGATTTTCTTTTCCATTTTCTTAGAGGCTACGAGAGCTGGGTGAAATGTAACCTGAGATGGAGTTGTACCTGGGCCATCCTTAAGGTCATCCATGACTGGTGCAAGCTTAGCCTTCATACCACCCAGACGTTCACTTAGATCAATGACAGTCTCACCTGGTCTAAGCTTTGTGTCTTCAGGGGTAAGTTCTGGACCAGTACCTGCAGCTTCTTTGACCTGAGGGTTGGACTCAAAGTGTACTGACTCAGCTACACCATCAGGAAGTGTAGTTGGGTTAATAGAAATAGGGAATTTGTGAGACCCAAAAAGAACGTCTACAATCTGCCCGTAAGCAGCAAGAACCTTTGTCTTGGTTACCTTAACAAAGATTTTACTCTTCTCAGTAGAGGTAAACTGTACGTCTGGTCCGTAGATACCACGATAGTTCTGGTATCCTTTGATCCATCTTTGCTCATCAGAGTACCTAGCTTTCTCAGCTTTAGAGAACCGTTCCTGAACAAAACCAGTAATTGTACCTACGGTAAGGTCTTCCTCACCCTCTTTAAAATCTTCAGCATAGGACGAAGACTCTTCATCAATGTAAAGCTCTTCTGATTCGTAGATGTCATCTTCTTCCATAGGTTATTCCTTAATATCCAAAAGTAGGATCAGAGGCTTGAAAGCCTGTTCGTTGTGATGCTGGGTCAAAGTCAAAGACGTTACTTCTTGGTCTAGTTTGCACACCGTATCTCAGGGCATC